ACGATGGGGTTGAGATTATTCAAGAGGAAATAGCAAATGGCGGTTTTGACTTAATAGTTATTGACGAAGCTAACGCATACAAGAATGCCCAGACGACTCGTTGGAAGACACTCAACAAGATATTAAAACCTGATACTTGGCTGTGGATGCTTACTGGTACACCAGCCGCTCAATCCCCAGTAGATGCCTATGGTTTAGCTAAGTTAGTTAGCCCCCATAATGTACCCAAGTTTTATTCAGCTTTCAAAGATATGGTGATGTATAAAGTATCTCAGTTCCGTTGGGTAAACAGACCTAATGCTGAAAAAGTGGTGCATGAAGCACTCCAACCAGCAATACGATTTACTAAAGAAGAATGCCTAGACTTGCCTGAGTTAATCTATGTAACTCGTGAAGTTGAACTCACCCCACAACAGAAAAAATATTACGAATTGCTACGCAAGCAGTTGGTTGTTTCGGCTGTGGGGGAACAGATCACTGCGGTAAACGCTGCAGTTGGAATGAGCAAACTCTTGCAAATATCTTGTGGTGCAGTGTATTCAGATTCGGGTGAAACCTTAGAGTTTGACATCAAGAATCGTTACAAGGTTATGCGTGAGGTTATCGACGAGACCAAGCAAAAGATTCTCATCTTTGTACCTTTTAAAAACACCATAAAAATATTGTCCGATAAGTTACAAGCCGAAGGCTTTACCACCGAGATTATTAACGGGGATGTGCCAGCACACAAACGGGCAGAGATTTTCAAGAATTTTCAAGAAACACCTAACCCAAGAATTCTAATCATCCAACCACAAGCGGCGGCTCATGGAGTCACTTTAACGGCGGCTGACACGGTTATTTGGTGGGGGCCTACCCCAAGCCTAGAAACATACGCTCAAGCTAATGCACGGGCGCATAGAGCGGGGCAGAAGCATCCAGTTACAGTAATTAGATTACAGGGTTCAAATGCGGAGAAACACCTATACAAAATGCTTGACAACCGTATAGACGACCATGTAAAGTTAGTTGAACTTTACAAGAATTTACTTGAATAAGTAATAGTTTGGTAGTATAGTAGAAGTACCAATAGCGAGAATAATACCAAGCCGTTATTGTTTAACAGGAGAATGTTATGAATGATGAAGTAGAATCACAGGCCGAAGTGCCTTTAGAAAAGCTGACTCGTGTCTACATCAAGATGCGGGATAAAAAAGCTGAGGTGGCTCACGAACTTGAGGAAAAGGTTTCTAGAATTGAACGGGATATGCAGACTGTAAAGACAGCTATTCTCAATCATATGAAGGAAATCGGGGCTGAAAGTTTGCGAACCGAAGCTGGTATTGTGTACCGAACCGTTAAGACTAAGTATGCAACATCAGATTGGGAATCCATGAACAAGTTCATTCTTGAACATGGTGTGCCTGAGTTGTTGGTAAAGGCTATAAATCAGTCCAACATGAAGGCGTTTTTAGATGAGCATCCGGATTTATTACCCCCCGGGTTAAATGCTAATGCTGAGTATTCAGTAACAATAAAAAGGAGTAAAAATGGTGGATGAAGCGTTTGTCCCGATAGAAGATATAGCTAAGCATTTTGCTGTATCGGTATCGACAGTCCGTGCATGGATTCGACAGAGTTTAATCCCTGCGTTAAAACTTGGCGGTGTATACCGTTTCAAGATTAGCGAAGTGGAGCAAGCCCTACGGAAACTAAACGGAGGAGAACTAGTACGAGAAGAAGCCGACGGTAGCCTAACGGTGCGAGCACCTGCAGGATCAGCCCAAATGGCTCTTAACTTTAACCCTGACGAAGATATTTAAGGAGAATTAGCATGAGTGAAATGACTCTATTTAAAGGTGGTTTACCATCCTATTTACAAACTGCAGATGATGCAACCAATGCCCTAGCTGGTACAAGCGACGGTGGTGGTTTAGGTGCTCGTCGTATTTCCATCAAAGGCGGTGTATTCCGTGAGTTTATTGGTGGTAAAGAGTTCCGTGTATCAGAAGAACGTTCTATGAACGTAGTGATTATTAAAGCTGCACCGAAAGTGTCCCGTATCTATTACGCTGGAAGCTACACCGAAGGTGAGACAGTATCCCCAACTTGCTGGTCATCCGACAGCCAACGACCTGATGAAAAGGCCAAAGATAAGCAGTCAGCCACCTGCCTAACTTGCCCACAAAACATCAAAGGTTCTGGTCAGGGTGAGAGCCGTGCCTGCCGTTATCAACAACGTTTAGCAGTAGTTATTGATGGCGAAGTCGACAAAGGTGAAGTGTACCAACTCGTGTTGCCGCCTACTTCTGTATTCGGTGATGGTGAGAAAGGTAAGCTACCCTTACAGGCATATGCTCGTCATCTGAAAAATCACGGTACTCCTATTACTGGGGTTGTTACCGAGATGCGGTTTGATACAGCAAGCCCTACACCGAAGCTGGTATTTAAACCTATCCGCCCTGTAACTGAAGAAGAGTTCAACAAAGTTCAAGAACTTAAAGATTCCTCTGAAGCAGTACAGGCTATTACATTAACTGTTGCACAGACAGATGGTGTAAAGGATAAGCCAGCCGTTAAGAACGCTTTAGCTGCGCCGAAAGCAGAAAAAGTCGAAGCGGTAGAAGTAGAAGCTATTGAAGAACCAAAGAAAGCTCCTCCTAAGAAAGCCCCTGTGGCAAATGAGCCTAAACTAGAAGACCTAGTTGGCGAATGGGATGATGCTTAAATAACGGTTACGGGGGAAAACGCATTTTTTTAACACATGCTTCACATACATGCGGCGTGAGTACCCCACCTTCAAAGGTGGCTATGAACAATTTAGAATTTTTACAGCAAGTCCTTGGCGACGAAGGATACTACTGCATAGTTGGGCTAAAGAAAGACTCGGACAAACCAGTTCAAAAGTTTTTCCAACGGCTTGAAGATGCGGCGACTGTTGCTGAGAACTTAAAGAACGAGGGCTATGATGCGTACTACGCATTAGCTACGTTCAAAGATGGGAAGTCACGAAAGACAGCAAATGTACAACAACTTAGGTCGTTGTTTGTTGATCTAGACTGCGGCCCAGGTAAGCCATACGAAACACAGGCACAAGCTATTACAGGGCTTAAGGCTTTCTGCAAAGAAACCAATATGCCGAAACCAACACTAGTCAATTCTGGTGGGGGTATACACGCATACTGGCCTTTATCTAAACCTGTTTCCCGTGAGGAATGGTTACCTTTAGCTGACAAGTTAAAGAAGATGTGCGATGACCATGACTTATTTGCCGACCCAGTTGTTACGGCAGATTCGGTACGAATCCTACGAGTTCCAGGAACCCTTAACTTTAAACTAGATACAGCTAGAACTGTTGATTTAATCGGTAGCTCATCAGGCTCATACGAGTTAGATACACTAAAAGATGTTATAGGTGAACCAGTATTAGTTAAACCGTCCTATATCCCACGAGGAGAAATGGATGAGGTTACCAAAGCAATCCTAGGTAACTACACAAATCGGTTTAGAACCATCATGATGAAAACTAAAGATGGTGACGGCTGTCAGCAATTGAAGTATATTTATGAGAACCAAGCAACCATGTCTGAACCGATGTGGAGAGCAGGCCTATCTATAGCCAAATTTTGCATTGATGCCGAAAAGGCGATTGAAAAACTATCTGCTGGACACCCCGAATATAGCCCCGAGTTTGCTGATCGTAAGGTTCGCAATATCAAAGGTGGCCCTTATACATGCTTGAAGTTTGAAGAGTTTAACCCTGGTGGGTGTGATGGATGCCCTAATAAAGGCACACTCAAATCCCCTATCGTACTGGGTCGTGAAGTACAAGAAGCAAATGATGAAGACAACATAGTAGAAGATAGCCCCGCAGATGTAGACCAAGGGCATACACAGACTTACGTTATTCCTAAGTACCCCGAGCCGTACTTCCGTGGTAAGAATGGTGGTATTTTTAAACGCATCATTAAAGAAGATGATGCTGTTGAAGTAATGATCTATCACAACGATATGTATGTAACACGTCGTTTATTGGACTCCGATGTCGGAGAAGCCGTAGTAGTTAGATTGCACCTTCCAAAAGATGGTGTTAAAGAATTCACAATACCGTTATCAGCGGTTACATCTAAAGACGAAATACGCAAGTACATGTCATCACATGGCGTAGCGGTAGTAAAGACAGACGAGATTATGTCTTATGTAACAACTTGGGTAAATCATATGCAACACAACGCTAAAGCAGACACTGCTAGAAGACAGTTCGGTTGGACTGACGATAAGTGCGAAGCCTTTGTTTTAGGGGATAAAGAAATTTGTGCAGACAGGGTAGACCATAATCCACCTTCTGCAGCTACTGCCCAGCTATTTTCGGCTTTTGAATCTAAAGGTAGTTTAGATAAGTGGAAAGAAGCCATGAGCTTTTATAACCAGCCAGGGATGGAGGTTCATCAGTTTGTACTTGGTTTAGCTTTTGGCACAATTTTTAGTAAGTTCACTTCAGTTAACGGAGCGTTACTGCACGTATTTAGTCCAGACTCAGGTATTGGTAAGACTACTGCGCTATATGCAGGGGCTAGTGTTTGGGGCAATCCCACAAAGATTGTTTTAAAAGAAGCCGATACTGCCGCATCTAAGATGAACCGTGCTGAGTTATATAACAATATCTTCCTACCAATGGACGAGGTTACAAACTCTACGGCTAAAGACTTAAGTGACTTTGTATACCAATACACATCAGGTTCCCAAAGAAACCGTATGTCAGGTTCGTCTAACCAAGAACGCAATCGTGGTGAAGAGCCATGGAAACAGACAGGTGTTAGTACAGGCAACACAAGCATTATGGAGAAGATTGGTACGTACAAAGCGCTCCCAAAAGGAGAGGCTATGCGTATCCTCGAAGTACGTGCTAAGCCTGTAATAGGCCTTGAGAAAACCGAAACCGACGAACTTAGCGAAAAGATTCTGAACAACTACGGACACGCAGCATTGCCGTTCCTGCAGTATGTGATGAATGACATCGAAGGAATCCGAGCTTTATATAAAACAACACAACAAAAACTTGATAAGGCATGCGGTTTTACCCCTGCAGATCGTTTCCACTCAGTCCTAGTAGCTGACGGAATCATGGGCTTGATGGTTGCTAAGAAGATCGGGTTAATTGACTACGATATTGGCGTAACAGTTAAGTGGCTTAAAGAAGCAGTAAGCACTTTACAACACCAAGTAAAGTCCATGGACATTGATGCAGTAACTACGTTAACTAACTACCTTGCCGAGAACTACAACAACGTGCTACGTATTAAGAGCACTGAAGATGCACGACATATTGGTAAAAACGACTTAGATCACTTAGTTATTCCTGATGCAACCCCACGTATTTCTTTATTAGCTAGGTATGAATACGACATAAAGATGCTGTACTTGTATATGAAACCATTAAAAGAATGGTGTACTAGGCAACAAATTAACTACGAGGGTTTCATTGATTCTTTAAAGCGTGGAAATACTAAAGCCAAAATCGATAAGAAACGTATGGGTAAAGGTACTCGTATGAGCCTAGCACCTACAGATGTACTATGGGTTAACTGTGAAGGGTTCTTAGATGACGATAGAGAAGAAGAAATTGCCTCGGCAGCAAAACATAAGGCCGCTCTTGAAGGTGATGAGGGAGGGACAAGTCTGTCCTGATGGTGTGGTTATTGACATAAACTGGGGTGCTTTTGAAGTAGGCACTTCAGTTTTTATACCTGCTGTCAACTTATCAATGTTGAAGAAACAAATGCAGATACTTGCAAAACGTAAGCAAATGCAGATTAAAGGGTTCGACAGAATCGAATCTGGAAAATTAGGTATGCGCTTTTGGCGCATTTTGTAATATACTTTCTAGGCAACATTCTCCTGTTGCTAGTTCCAAACGTGAGAAACCCCTTGAATCCCCGCCTAAAAACGGGGATTTTTTTATTAGTCTTCGTACTCAGCGAGGCTTGCTTTAATTTCGGCAAGGCGTTTCTTGTTATACCGAGCGCCGTTAATCATTTCTTTAGTAGCACGTTCCTGTGCCCTGACAGAGTTCTTAATGACTTCGTTTACTGTACCTGGGGTAATCCCTAATCCAGGATGCTTAGCACCAATTTCAAGAAGTTTATCTCGAGCGTCGTTCATGCCATCTATATCACCTTCACGCTTAGCAACGTAGTACTTCTGTTTCTGCTTGCTAGCTTCCGTGCTAATAACTTTATCAATACCTTTTTCACGGGAATTGATTTCAAGCTGGCGGGTGTAATCGGCAGGGGCAAATCCAAATGCCTGACCAACTGCGTTATAAAGGCTAACCTCGCCTGTTATAGGGTCACCACGCAGGGTTTTAGTACCTTCGGTAGCATAACGGTACGCTTTGAATCCGTTGGCAATAGCGGACGGTAAGAGGTCTTCCATAGCCCGTGAAATGTTACCTTCGTTCATCTTGCTATAACCACGTTGTATCCGATCGGCTACACCCACTACAGGACCACCAAGAGCTTGAGCTAACTGCTGAGAGAAGGTAGATGCACTGCCTTTAGGGGCATCACGAATAATCAAGTCGTTTAAAGTAATACGACCAGCAATAGCTAGGTTGGTTGCGTATTCAACTGGACCTTTATAGAGGAAGTCGCCCAAAGCCTTCTGAGTCACTGCATCTAAATCGTCTTCGTCATCATCTGCAAACAAGCTATAGACTAAGGATAAAGCACCAAACATTGGGATACCTTGTGCACCAGCCATCAATGCGGACATACCAACAATTCCACCCAACTGCTTAAATGCGGCAGCACGAGCTTCTGGGGTCTCGCCTTTAAGAGCTTCCTTAGCGGTCTTAAACATCATGTAGTACATAGAAACACCGTAGCGTTTGTACATGAAGAACATCTTACCGATTGGATTCTGAGCAATACGTGGCGCTGCAGCGGCAGAGATACCACCGTTTGTTAACTCAGTTGTGTAAATTGCAGTCTGAGCTGCTTGAGTTTCTGCTTCTACACCAGTAATTCCTTTTTTCTTAAGACGTTCCATCTCGAGATTGTAGGTAGCTACCATTGTTACTTCACGGTTCATGCGTTCGCCATGGTGGAACATCCAGCCAGACATGGCGTTAAACTTAGCCATTACACCTGTGCGGGTGTCACCGTTAATGATTTCATAAAGCTGTGAGCGGTTAAACTGTCCTTGCTCGTTGCCGATACGAATCAGTGTGGCATAACGCTTACCCATCTCTGAATCAGGTGCGTAGTTAGTAATAGAAGGCATTACACGCATACCAGTAGTTCTACCATCAGCACCAATTACAGGCATGTTAGTCTTTGTTCCGCTACCAGTAAACAACTTAGTTGCATCACCAATGGCACGGGCCACAGATGAATCAGCATACTTACCCTTAAGATATGGAGCCACGATCATCGGCACGTTAGCCATGTTGACAAGGGCAGAGGATAAGTTAAAGCCAAGAGTGTAAGTAAACGCTGCAGAAGTCAAGATACTTCCAATGTCGTTCTTAGTAGGGCTAAGCACATAGTTCAGGTGCTTCTCAAATTCACCCAAGTATTCTTTTTGGATTTGGTTACTTTCGCCACTACCGTTCTTGCCTGTTGCAACGGTTTGCTCACGCATGTTATCTACTACCCCAGTTAGTTTAGGGTTGTAAACCATGTTAGCTACTTGGTGGGAAGTATTACGCATCTTACGCTCAAACACCCCGATGCTATCTTCCATAAAACCAGCAGTACCTTTACGTTTTTGGAATGACTGCGCAAATGCGGTTTCAGGTAATGTAGTCAAGAACAGACGCATCATCTCGTCAATAGCTTTTTGGTCGACCTTGTTGGTCTCCATAATGTTCAATACGCTATTAACAAACGAACCTGTAGGAGCACGGCGGTAGTTAACTTCGGCTACGTTGGCATAAGGCTCAATACGAGTAGCGCCCATCTTCTGCAGCTGTTCCATACGAACTTTACGCTCGTAGTCGGATTTAAACGCTTCTACTGTGAACTGTTGCTGCCCAGCTTTATCTTTGTAGTCTGCGGCTAACCAATGGGTACCTTCACGACCTAAACCAAAGTATGGCTCAATCATGCCCTTCTCAGCCAGCTTAGCCAAAACGCTAGTCTTAATACTTTTCTTAGTGTCCGCATCTAAATCGGTTTCGTCAATACGAATGCCAATAGCCTTTTTAACTTCCTCGTACATTTGCTTGTACCCATCACGCATAGTGACATACAAGTCTTTCCAAGGTTGTTTGAGGCTGTTGTATTCCTTAACAAGTTTGTCGTACTCAGCTAACTTCTCTGGGTCCTTTGTGTACTCAGAACGGTTTTTAGTCGGGTCAACTTCACTAACTGTACTGTTATTAACAATTTTGTTATATAGATCCCGTTGCTCAGGGTTAGACTTAATAGCTTTCTTAGCCTCTTCAACAACAGAATCAACACCACGGTTCAAGGTATCCTGATAGCCACTACGCTCATTGATTAAGCGATTGAACTTAGTGCCAAGCCCAGGGAATACTGCGTCTGCTACTTCACCTAAAGCATGCATAGGTAACATGGACAGGATAGCCGATTTTGCTGTACCGCCCGCACGTTTAATGCCATCACTAATTGCGGCTTTCTGAGTATCGCTTAGGTTAGGGATGTCACGGATGACCTTATCCATACCCGTAAATATTTCTTGCTGCGCTGCAACTTGATACTTAGGTGAATTGTTAATCTGGGTATCTAAATACTTATTCATGCGCTCAATTACATCGGCACGGTCTTTAGCTAACTGCCCACTAGCGGCTTTACCAAGAACATCTTCTGCAGTCTGGAAGCCATAGCCACGTAGGAAATTACCAATGCGGCGCAAAGTATTTATTACCTTTTCCATTAAAGTCTGGATGTGCGGAGGTTGTTGTTGGAAGTTTGCAAACGCATCGGCAATAGCTTCTTCCTCAACTAGGTTCTGCAAATCTTCTTTGCTCATATATGGGAACGCTGCTTCGTTGTACCTAGACTTAGTGTCAAACTGTTTAATCCAAGTACTTCTAGCCATGTTGCGTAGTGCACCCCAATCGGCAGGGGAGAAGAAACCCAACTCTTTCATAGCATGCAATGACTCATGGTCAAGAGTAAATTGTGGGTTATTAGCGTTTAACGCAACTTGGATTAGCTTATTCTCGTAGATGCCTTGAACAGGAGTGCCATCAGGGTTAAACAGTTCTTTTTCTAATTTAAGGGCTACTTTGCCGAGACCTAGCTTTTCTAAAGCCGCACGGAAATCTTTAGCTAGGTTAGTTACATCACCCCTAAACATGTTCTTAGGACCAACAAACTCACCAGTTTGGTATTTAGCTTTGCCGAGTTTAGCTTTTAAATCATTGATTTCTTTAGTCAGAGTCTTAATCTCTGTAGGGTCAACAGTTCCTTCTAAAGCATCTTCTAAGAAACGTAAGTATGCAACTTGGTCTTCCCGTGTTTCTTCTACAGGCTTAGTATCTTCAACAGGAGCTTCTTCCGCCACTTGCTCGGAAACGGGAGGCGGTACAACAGGCTTAGGAGCTTTAGCTTTAGCTGCGGGTTTAATAGTTTCAGTTGTTTCACTTGGCGTTTCCTCTGTTAATGCACTTGGCTGTACATTTTCTCCGTTTCCAAGCTCGCTAGTAATGCTTCCAACTGGTCCCAATCGTGGTTGCTCAGATGCTCCAACTCTTTCGGCAGGTTCTGATATTTGCTGGTCAGAAACTGGAACGCTTGCTCTATCTGCTTGATTGGTAGATGATCCAAATTTAGTGGTTCCATAATTTACATCTCTCCTTATACCGCCTTGAGGGCCAACTACACTAGTCTGCCTAGCAAGGGCACTAAATGCTTGTAGTGCAAGGCTCTCAATAGCTTGTTTTGTCGAATCGGCAATGTTTGGATTTTGTCTAACTTGTACAAGTATATCTCGTACAGCCGTTTGGTCTTCTGAGTTTGTTAAATCTTTTCCTACAAGTTTTTTAAAGAAACCAGATTGTGGTCTGAGACTAGTTCCTCGTAAAGAATCTGCGTCTAATGTTGTTTTAAACTCTGGCTCTACTCGTTTAATGCTAGCTAGTGTTTCATAGGGTGTAGCTTCACGACCACGTATACCACGTTGTTCTTCGGCTTGCGCAATACCCTTTTCTGAAGCAAACATATCGGGAGTATCATAAAAGTCTGATACTTTAACTGGCGCAGCCGCTTGTTGAAAACGAGCTTCTTCTTGTTGAGCAGCTTGTTCTGGCGTTACTGCAGTACCTTGCTGATCTACTGTAATCGGCGCATTATCAACTGTAGCTGTTCTAGTTTCTGGACCACCGTTATAACCAAGTAGAGGGCCAAGCAAGTCTAAAAGCATCTGTTTCTCATGGGACTGTGCAGGTAATGAATCCTCAATACGCTTTAGCTTTTCTTCAATAACCGCAGCTTCTTCTGGAGTTCTAGCAGCCATTAACTGCTTAACCAAATCACCAACCATTGCACCAACAGGATCAGCAGCAGCTTCTCTTTCAGCTACAGTCGTAGATGGGATACCAGGACCTTGAGGCACTTCTTGACCAAATAAATCCCCAGTAGCTTGTTGTTGACGTGCAAGTTCTTGTTGGTCCGCTTGTTCTTTTTCTTGACGTTGCTTCTCAGCTTCTTGTTGTTGTAATAGTTGGCGCTGCGCCATTTCTTGAGCAGCAGCTTGTTCTGTACGGCGAGCTTCCATGGCTGCGCCAGGAGTACCGAACGTACCACCACCCACTGCACCTTTTAAACCAGCGAATAAAATGCTGTCAATGTTCTTCTGTGAGAAGAAAGGATCTTTACCACCAGCAACTTGCCCTGCAAGAATGTCAATAGCCTGCTGTGCTGATTCGGTTAAGCCTTCACCAGCAGTAGTTTTTAGAGCCTCACCAATGAACGCACGTTTAAAGCTAGTGGGTACAACGGTAGACTTCTCAAGCATTGCTGCTGCAACACGGTCCTTACCTGCTGGGCCAAGTTGTTTTAAGATCTTACCAGGTAGATATGTATCTAATGCTCCCTTCAGGGAACCGAAAGTAATAGCTAGTCCAGGAGCTAAATCACCTGTCTCTTCATAAATACTATTTAGGGTCTCAGGAATACTCTGACCCATAGATGTGCCGAACAAACCAACAGTACTACCAATTTTTGCGCCGGTAGCAGCAGCATTTTCTTTGATGCCTGCACTAATAGCACGGCTAGTTAAATCTTCGGTAGCTTTCTTAGCGGCTTCGCCCTCTAAACCTTCTTTAGCTACAAGCGCTGCAGCACGTCCTTCGATGGCTTTTTGAGCGCCTTTCTTAGCAATAGCTTTACCAGCAACGGTACCTACTCCAGTACCTAGCAGGAATGACACAATATCAGGGGCTAGTTCGCCAGCGGTTTCGGCAACGAATCCACCAAAGTCACCAATACCCTGTATGTCTTTAATACCTTTATATGCCGTAGGATTGATTGCTTCTTCAGCAGCCATACGGTCTTTGTACTCTTGTAGTTGTTCTTGAGCGTAACCTTTTTGCCCGACCATAGAACCAGCCAATGCTGGTAACAAGTCAAACGCTGTACCTTTAAGGCTTTCTATTCCACGAGAAGCACCACCTTTAAACTTGTCAAAAGCAGACATGTCTTTAGGGTCAAACAATGGTGCTTTCGCATTAGCTTGCATTGATTCTGCACGAGACATAATCTCGTTTTGCGGCATATTGTCAGGGAAATTGACAATACCTACCCCTGGAATTTCTACCCGTGGCATAAATGCTCCTTAAGGTTCAATCATAGATGACGAGGACGTTACTGGCTGTTGTTTAGCGCTATAAGCTCTCATCGTATTTAGTCTACCTTGAACGTATTGATTACCATACTGATTAAACAGCTCCATGCTCTTATTATATGATGCTGAACCTGGCTTAGTCTTAGTTAAAGCAAGTTGAGCATCTTGTGGTAATTGTTTAAAGAACGGTGCGCTAGTAGGATTAGCTTGATAACCTTCTAAGTTATCTAATTCTTTTTGCACTGCGGCACTAGAAACGGAACCCAAACCTGCAGAACCGCTTGGGCGATTAGCTTTAGCCATATAAATATCACGCCAGTCGTTGTAATGCTTCTCGCTAATACCGAGCTTCTTAAGTTCTTGCTTAAGTTCAACACCTTTAAGATTGAGCGCAGCAATTTGACCAAGTTGTTTAGCTTCGTCACCACGAATAGAACGCATTTCTTCTTGGTATGCTTGAACTGCTGGCATTGCACCTTTAAAGTTAGCTGCAGCAAATGGAGAAGTACCACCCATAATACCAAGGCCAGCTTGTAATAAACCCATGTTTCTAGCATCTTTACGAGCTTCGGCATTCTCTTTACCAAGACCTTTAATGTCGCCAGTAAGTTGCTTAATAAGTGCATCAATACCACCAGCGCCAGCATCCGTTTCTGCAGGGCCACCAGTAATTTGAGACAGGTTAGTAGTTGGCTTTTTAGCAGGTGCGTTATCGAGAATACGAATGCCTGTATCAGGTTTAGCAGGGGCTGCTTCTGCAGGGGTATTAGTACCAGTACTATAAAAACCGCCAGGTTGTGCGTCAGCATCAGTAGGTGACTGCCGTGGTTTAGTGAAGTAGCCTAGCATACCTTGCATTGGTTCTTTAACACCCTTAGTACCTGCGGCAACTTTTTCGTTGTACCAATCTTTTAATTTGCTTAAGTCTTCACTAAACGCACTTCCACCTCCTTCAAAGTGTTGGACTTCACCACCATCGTCAAAAGCAATGATGCCGCCCCCGGCGTATTGTTCTGGAAGATTGCTTTGAGCCATTTCAATACCTTGCTGGCGTTGATGGTCTAACGCAGCACGCTCGGCTAAAATCTGGTCTTTAATTGTTGGTTTAGCACCGCCTTGCATCATAGCAGCTTGGTTTTGACGTTCTTTTTCGTCTTTGTTCTTTTGCTGAATAGCAGCAAGACCAACCAAGTCATCTACAAGACCGCTTTTAGTACTTCTATCTATAGTTTGTTTAGAGTAAGCATCAGGATTCAAAAGCACCTTGCGGGAAACAGCCTCACTAATACCACCACTTGCCATACCTTGTGGCTCTTCAAAATCGGTTTCGTCTGCATCAATAGCACCGCCCGCTGCGTAAGACTTAATTACTCCGCCTTCTTTCTTCATCATGCCGTAAGCTGCAGCACCTGTTAAGCCGAGACCAGAAAGTTGTGAGATAGCGGAAGGAGCAGCCTGATAAGACTGTGTAGTAGCCGATTGCAAAGGCAAACCACGTAGCAAACCAGACATTGCAGATAACTGCTGCATTGGGTACTGTTGCTGCATAGCGTAGTTTTGGATAGCCTGATTGATCTTGTTCTGTTCTTGGGTCTGCATCTGGGAACCCATTTGGTTCTGCAGATTTAGAATACCCTGCTGACCCTGTAATTGCTGGGAACCAATATTAGCCATAGCAGTACCAGCGTTAGTAAGCTGGTTTGTACCTTGAAGGGCTGTGTTATATCCTTGCAAACCTAAGTTAGCGCCATACTGTTGGGCTTGTTGTGCGGCTTGGAAAGCATTTTGGTATCCAGTACCAATAGCTTGGTTCATAGCGGTGTTCTTATTACGTTGGTTTTCAGCTTGCTCTAAAGAAGCACGGTTACCACCAAAAGCACCTTGACCTACAGACTTAGCTCGCATCTGATTGCCAGTAATATCGTACTGACGATTCATTTCGGCTAACTGAGGTTGCAGGGCAGACTGCACATAAGGTGACATATACGCTTGTGTAGCATATGGATTTGTTGCCATCATGTTGTACTGATTACCAACTTGAGCTGCACGATCAGCAACGTTAGCTGCGCCCATACCACCTAAAGCTGTATAACCTGTACCTGTGTTGTACTGCCCAGGAAGACCTAAATTAGCTGCATTATAAAAAGACATCTGCTGTAATGGGCTAAATGGCGCTACTGCAGCATTTGCTTGTTCTTGTGCTGTATTAGTAATATTACCTGCG